TCTTACGACTCATTGTTAAGTGATTTTGAAGTAATCTTTGACCCAGCAAGAGGTGGTGGCTCAAGTAAACTTGCTTTGGCAAGTCTACCCGTAATATCTCACTTTAATAAGTTAGGTGGATTTATGGCATCATCATTAACAGCTAACGAACAAATGTATAATTTTGAAAAAAGTACAGGTGCTTTTGGACATAAAATTATGAAGATTGAAACTGTTCATGGTGAAGTAGCCATGGTTAAAGAACCTCTATTTAGAGGAAATGCAGCTGGCTTTTTAGCTTTAGTTGACCTTGACCATGTATCATATAGACCTCTTGTAGGTAATGGAGTTAATAGAGACACTCATATTATAACTAATGTGCAACAAGCTGATGAAGATTTAAGAAAAGACATGATTCTTACAGAAGCAGGTCTTGAAGTTAGTCTTCCTGAAACTCATGCACTAATACACTTACAAGGAGTTTAATTATGAGAAGTGATATATTAAATCAAAACAGTCAACAAACTGGTGGAAAAAAACTAAAAGTAGTTAATCTTAAATCTGCTATTACATTAACAAATGATGATAGTGGTAAGGTTTATGCTTGTGATTCTGCTGGAGGTGCTTATGAAATTACTCTTCCTACTTCTTTGGAAGATGGTGTTTATTACAAATTTATTGTTTGGGAAGAAACACCAACTGCTGATATTACAATTGCTGCTGGTAGCGCAATTATTAGTGGTGTAAATAAAGATGCTGGTGGAGACGCTGCTAACTCAACTGCTGGAACACAGATTTCAAATGTAATCCTTGATACCACTGCTCAACGTGGTGATTGGGTTAATTTTGTAGCTGTGAATGGCGAATGGGCAATAGAAGCATTCAGTAGTATTAATAATGGTATCCAAACATCTTAATCCGAAACAATAAGGATTGATAGTCTTGTAGAACTATGGGAGTTGTCGTATAAAGGACAGCTCCCGAATCTACTAAAATTTTTAACTTTAAATAATAGGAGAAAAAAATGGGAATGTACCCAAAAGGAAATATAATAAAATCAGTTCCAACTATGGACACTAGTGCATACGGTGCTACAGATTTATTATTTGATAAACAAGAATTAAAAAATATTGTTCCATCAAGGGGGGGTTGCAGTATATTGCACAATATTTCATTATATGCAGATATAACAACAGATGTAGATATTGCTGTTTTATTTTTTGATAATTCAACAGGAATAGGAGCTTCTGCAAATGATGCATTAACAGAAATTACAGATGCAGAATTTCAAGCAGCTGGATTTATTGGTTCTTTACATTTAAATAAAGGAGAACAAGCTATTAGCATTGGGAATGGATTAGTCTATTGTATCCCAGGTGGTGATGGAGCTGCTTCTCATCATGGTGTCCCATTATTACTAAAGGCAGCTGATGCAGAAACAAGTATTTGGTATGTAGCAATTACATATGCAGGAACTCCAACTTATGATGCGAACAGTTTATCATTTACTTTCAATGTTGAATATTTAGGCTAATTCATCGACTTGAATTATATCTAGAAATAGTTTAAATTAGAAATAGAATATGAAAAGAAATAGAACATATTATTGTAATTCTTGCAAAGAATGTATTGACTTTAAAGTGAATGATGACCATATATGTAAATGTGGATATATATTTGGAGCAAGTTTTAACATATCAGATGGTATTAATATGAGAAGAAATAAATGGAGTGGACAAACAAAAGTGGAATTTAGTCAAACAACAATTGAGCAAGATATAAAAGATAGGAATAGTAGATAATGGCTACATTTAAAGTTCAAATTGAAGATATAACAGGAGCTGTTGGCGATGATGGTGCGTTAACTCAATGGCTTACTGATGGAGCAAAAGAGATAATTAATATACTTCCTCCAAAATTAAAAGAAAAATGTGCTTCAATATCTATTGTAAATGCTACAAATGGAACAACTTTAGATATGGATGCAGGAGGAGAAATATTGCAAGTAACTCGTTTATCAGCTAATTCTAGTGGATATCAAGTTCCATGTAGAGAAATACCTGCAATGTATGCAGGATTAGCAGAAGATTCAAGTAATTTGATGTTTTATGCAA